TACCAAAATTTAAAGTAATCATAACATTCACTCGCTTCTGTTAGTTAGTTAGTGTCCCGCCCCGTCGGGGGAGGGGGGTATGTCCGGGTTGCCCTGAACATGTTTGTAGTAGAGCACGGGGGGTGGGTCCATGTCCACCCACGCAGTGATAGTAGACGTACCCCGTATATCGCAAGGCTCATTTTTATTGACTTATAAATTTTGGGTTTATATATTTCATTTCCCAACGACCGGCGCGTAAAATTTTTCCGGCCAAAATTTTGGGGTTATAGAATTTATAGGAGGCAATGTGATTGATCTGGTAACGCTGCATAAGAAGCTAGGCTGCAAGAAAAACTTAGGCAACTTCTTAAACTCAACAGCATATCGGCAGTGTGTGGATGCGTTGCATAGACGCGGGCTGATGATGACCGAGATTATGGTGTATGTTCGCCCGGCAAAAAACACGCCGTCACTGCGTAGAGTACATCCGGTGGTTGCGTTAGAATACCTGCGATGGGCTGATTACGACCGGTATATTGGCCAAGCATTTAGACTGGTGGCAAAGAATGAAGACTCCGCTGATAACGAGTGAGTTAGATATAGAGGCCGTCGCGGTAGAGGTCGCCAGAAATGAGGCGGGAGCACGCTTGCCGATAGGGGAGCTTTTGGCTCAAATAGGTGTGCCGGAAGATTACTTCGTCAATTTGTCAAAAGACCCTGTGTTTAAGCGCAAGGTCAAGAAGCTAAAGAAACAGATCGAAGACGACGGCGTTAGCTTCCAGATGAAGTCGCACATTTCTGCGGAAGCAAGTATCCCCACCGTGCACCGACTAGTAAACCACCCAGACACACCCCCGATGGCTGTGCTAAAAGGGATGGAACTGCTGGTTCGCTGGGCCAATCTGGAGCCTAAACCAAGCCAAGAGCAACAAGGCTCAGGGTTTTCTCTCAATATCAACTTAGGTAGCCCCGACCAAAACATACAAATCACAGCGAACGCACCCGCAAAGCAGGAGTTGCCTGCGATAGATGCGGACTATGAGAAGGTGGACAGCGAGGGGTTATGGGACTAGCTATAGAGAAGGTCGATTTTACGCCGCCAAAGAGCCTGATTCCGTTTTTTACCTCCGAGAAGTTCATCTCTTTACAGCTGGGGCCGGTGGGAAGTACAAAAACTAGCGCGGGGATTATGAAAATCGCGTACCACGCGAAGCAAATGCACCCGTCTAGGGACGGCATACGGCGGTCTAGGGCCGTTTGGGTGCGGAACACGCGCCAAATGCTCTGGGATACCTCTATACAGGACTTTCTGAAGTGGTTTCCTGACGGGTTGGCGGGCAATCTGGCCAAGACCGAGATGAAATACACCCTAAAATTCGACGATGTGGAGTGCGAAGTGTTGTTTAGGGGGCTTGACGACTCCAACGACGTGCGGCGACTGCTCTCGCTACAGGCCAGCTTCGCAATTTTTGACGAATTTAGGGAGATAAACCCCGATGTTTTCTCTACGATGCAAGGTCGTCTAGGCCGTTACCCCGACAAGTTGCTGGTTCCGCCGTCGCCGGGCAAGCATAACGGCGGTTGTGTCAAAGATGATGGGAGTAGTAACGCGTTGTTGTGGGGCATGTCTAACCCGCCGGACGCAGATACGTTTTGGGAGCAGTATTTTACCGATCCACCGGACAATGCGGCGGTTTTTACTCAGCCCAGCGGGATGAGTGAGGACGCCGACTGGTTACAGTACCTGCCCGACGGGTATTACGAGAACTTGGCCGAGTCTAACGACGAGGACTGGGTGGACGTGTATGTGCACTCTAAGTTTGGCAAGAGTTTGGCGGGCAAACCGGTGTTTAGGAGCTTCGACTCGGAGTTTCATGTGGCGAAGGAGCCTATTAAGCCGCTGGTGGACGAGAACTACCCGCTAATTATAGGGATGGACTTCGGGCTGACGCCCGCTTGTACCATAAGTCAGCAAGATTCGCGAGGGCGTTTTTTAACGCTGGCCGAGCTTACCTCAGATGGCATGGGGATACTACGGTTTTGTCGAGAGATGCTTCGTCCACTTTTGACTAACGATTTTCCCGGTTTTCCTGTTATAGTTATAGGCGATCCCGCTGGCGCACAGCGTGCACAGACGGACGAGCGGTCCGTATTTGATGTGCTGAAAGCTGAAGGTTTTACAGCGGTGCCTGCAAGAACCAACTCCGTAACGGCGCGCATTGCTGCTGTAGAAAACCTTTTGGGTGGCGCTTTAGATACTGGCCCTAGACACCTCATAGACCCTAGCTGTAAGCGGCTCATAACGGCGCTGAGAAGCGGGTATAGGTATAAGGTGAAGCAAAACGGGGAAGTTGAGCCTAAACCCGAGAAAAACTCCCACTCGCACATAGCGGATGCACACCAGTACGCGGCACTCCATGTAGATCAGATATTTGGCGGTGCCTATGACCGCTTGATGCGGCAAGGACAACGGCGTATTGTACCTGCTAATATGGGGGCGTGGACTTAACCCTTGGATAAATGCCCGGTTACGGGTTACAATCGCCCATAAGTTTGAGTGTACAAAGGGGCACGCGATGGCGGACAAACCCATTCGGCGCACTACGGGGAAAGGCGGCAACTACCGCAAGACCAAAGCGGGCGCAGGCATGACGAAGAAAGGCGTCGCCGCGTACCGTAAGGCTAACCCCGGCTCTAAGTTGAAGACAGCGGTTACCGGCAAGGTTAAGGCCGGTAGTAAGGACGCTAAACGCCGAAAATCGTTTTGTGCGCGCTCCGCAGGGCAAATGAAAGATTTTCCCAAAGCCGCTAAAGACCCCAATTCACGGCTACGACAGGCTAGAAGAAGGTGGAAGTGCTAATGGCTAAGCGAGGTTTGTACGCAAATATCCACGCTAAACGTAAGCGCATTAAGGCCGGTTCCGGCGAAAAAATGCGTAAGCCGGGAGCTAAAGGCGCGCCTACTGCTAAGGCGTTCAAAAAATCTGCGAAAACCGCTAAGCGAGGCAAGCGATGATGAAGAAAGGATACAAGGCTGGCGGCAAAGTCGCGGCCTTTAAACCATGTAAAGGGTGCCCAACTCCCGCTAAATGTAAGAAAGCGGGCAAATGCTTAGCAAAAGCTAAGCCTAAGACGAAGGCCAAGCCAAAAGGCTACATGTGCGGCGGTCGCGTGCACAAAGGCAAAAAGTAAGGCGCAGGGGCACCCCCTAACGAGGAGCATAGCCGATGGCTGCTGGTATCACAGTTGCCCCCGCGACGCTTAATTTTAGCGTCCGCAAAGGGTCTACACTTAGGCGCACTATAACTTGGTATTCTGACCCTGTGTGGCTTGACGCACAGGAAACCAAGATTGACGAAGATAACTCTACGCCGCTAAATTTAACCGGCTACACAGGCCGCATGCAGGTGCGCGACAAGCGCACTGGCACGCTTGTGTACACGTTAACGACTGAAAACGGCGGGCTATCGTTTGGTGGCGCCGCAGGGACGATCACGTTCTATTTAAGCGACGCGGACACCGACACACCTGCCTACGACAAGTGCAAGTACGACTTAGAAGTAATCGACACTATAGGAGACGTCATTCCGCTGATCGCCGGCGCCTTTGTTCTTGTTGACCAAGTGACGGTGTAGCATGAGCGGGGTAGTTACTACAACGGATAATAGTGTTTTAGTCACTATAGACGAGTCTGCCCAGACTGTTTCTTCGGTAGATTCTGAGTATGTTGTAATTCCGCGCGACACTATTAGTGTTGTTGCGCCAGCCAACACTGTAAATATTAGCGCTGGTGATGTCACTGCTAACAACGTTATTACGTTTACTAACAAGACGCTTACAGACTACTCTAACGTAGTCCACGCCAATCAGCTGCATCTGCGGGTCAAGGCGCTGGAGAATATCTCTAAAGGCCAGCCCGTGCGGTACGGCGGCTACAATCCCGGCGAGCAAGCGGAAGAAGTTTATCTAGCTAATAACACGTTAGATGTAGCTATCGGCATCGCCGAGGCGGACATAAGCCAAGGCAGTTTTGGTCTCGTCGTGTCCCACGGCACGACTCAAGGCGTAGATACAAGTGTATATACAGAAGGCACGATTCTTTACCCCGACGCGTCTGGTGGGCTTACCGCGACGCCTCCGGCTACTGGGTACCAGCAGCCTTTGGCGTTTGTTCTGCGGTCTCAGCAAAACAACGGCGTACTGCTCGTTTCGGCGGGCTATCCCAAGCAAGACACGGCAGATATTCGCGGCATTTCTTCGTTTATGCAAACATTGCTGGACGATTTAGACGCCGCTACTGCTAGGTCTACATTAGGCATCCCTGCGGATATATTGTCTCAGACAATAGCTGATACTTTATATGAACCGCTTATAGCAGAAATAAATAGACAGACTTTTTACAGGCAAGCAACAGCGCCTAGTGGTGGAACGTACCGAGAAGGTGATATATGGTACGATACAGTGAACGAAGATATGTACTTTTACAGGGAAATATCTTCAAATGTGTTTAATTGGGTTTTATTTTCAACAGGCACGACTGATTCTGACACCTTAGACGGAGGGGCTTACTAATGGCTCAGACTATTAAGATTAAACGAAGTACTGGGTCTTCAGCCCCATCTACTTTGGCACAGGGCGAACTGGCTTATTCAGCAGGTTCGGATACTTTTTACGTTGGTAGCCCATCTGCGGCTAACACACCTATCGCTGTCGGCGGTGCTATTAAAAACAACGCAGGTACGCCTGTGCTGGCTACCGGCATCACCAAGGCCGAGATACAACAGCTACTTGATCTTGAAGTAGGCGTTGACATAGACGCGGCTGGAACTGATAACTCCACAGACGTTACGCTGATTGGCGCGTACGACTACATCTCCCTTTCTGGGCAGCAGATCACGGTAGCGCAGGTTGACCTATCGACAGACGTTACCGGCACGCTGGGCATTAGTAACGGCGGTACCGGCGCTACAACTGCGTCTGGCGCTAGGACTGCGCTTGGCTTGGCTATCGGCACTAACGTACAGGCGTACGACGCCGGCCTCGCCGACATCGCCGGTCTATCCGTTACTGACGGAAACATCATCGTCGGCAACGGCACTAACTGGGTCGCTGAGTCTGGTGCTACGGCTCGTGCATCGCTTGGTCTGGCTATTGGCACTGATGTACTCGCTTACGACGCCAACCTACAGTCGTTTGTTAGTGCCTTCACCTTGCCCACAACTGACGGCTCTAGCGGCCAAGTTCTTACCACTAACGGGTCGGGCGCACTCAGTTTTGCTAGCGTGTCTATCACAGACGAAGACGTTAGCGTTGCTAACCTCCGAACTCGTTTGGGGCAGATCAGCGACAGCACTACAATCGGTGATGCTACTGATGTAACCATGACCTTCTCTGGTGGCGTAATCGTTACTGGCGACTTGACGGTTAATGGCACAACTACCACGATCAACACCGAGACGTTAACTGTTGATGACAACATCATTGTTCTCAATAACAACGTCACAGGCACGCCATCAGAGAACTCTGGTATCGAGGTTGAGCGAGGCACCAGCACCAACGTCCTGTTCCGCTGGAATGAGACTAACGACCGCTGGGAGTTCACTAACGACGGGTCTACGTACTACAATATCCCGATCAGCAGCGAATACACCAACAACGATGGTGACATTACCGCTGTTACTGTATCGTCTACTGACGGCAGTATTTCAGGCGTTGGCACCGGCACGACTGGCGCTATTTCGTTCGATCTGGAAGTTGCAACCATCGACGGTGGAACTTACTAATCTATGGCGCAAACCATAAAGTTAAAACGCGGAACAACCACCCCCACCACGAGTAACCTCGTGAGTGGGGAAGTGGCTATAGACACTTCTGCTCAAAAACTTTACATAAATGACGGCGGGACGGTTAAAGAAATTGGCGGCGGTGGCGGTGGAATAACCTATTCGCTAAAAACGTCTGCCTATACCGCATCTGCTGGTGACGGCATTATTGCTGACAGTTCTGGCGGGGCGTTTACAATTACCCTGCCTGCAAGCCCCTCTACTGGGGACATTGTATCTATAGTAGATGGCGCGGCTTGGGCGACTAACAACGTCACAGTAGCTCGTAACGGCTCTACCATTGAAGGCGCTTCTGAGGATTTGGTTTTAGACGTTAGCAGTTTGGGTCTTGATCTTGTATATGACGGGTCTACTTGGCAGTTATACCCCAGAAGCAGTGCGCAGTTGGCTACCACGGTGGGCATTGACGATAACGCTACAACCACTGCCATTACGATTGATGCGTCAGAAAATGTTGGTATTGGCCATTCATCTCCTGTAGCAAAACTCGCTGTTTTAGGCTCTAGCAACGACACCGTTGCGGAAGCAAATGCAAACCTTTGCGTAGAAGGTGGTGGCGGCAACGGCATTATTTTTGGGACTCAGGCATCGTCTCCTTACAGGTCGTACATCCAGTCAGGATTTGTATCTAACTTAAGTCTTGCAACGTATGACTTAATGCTTAACCCTGAAGGCGGCAAAGTTGGCATTGGTAAAAGCCCTGTAGCACAGCTAGACGTTGCAAACGGCACAACTTACGTGTCGTCTGGCGATTTTATTGCGCGCATACAGCAAAACACTAACGCCACTGGCAAAAGCGGTCTAAGCGTAATGAACGCATGGGCCTCTGCAACTTCCTCCATTTTTGAAGCCGCAATGGGATGGAACGGCACTGCCGAAGGGTATTATCCCGTTCACACTATTGATGGCCTAGGCCAGCAAGAAATTAAAATCTTTGATAGTGGTACGCACTATACGGTAGTAAATATAGTTGCGACATCTTCTGGCGGTGAGGTCAGAATTAGGGGCAACACAGATCGGGGTGCCTATAACCTGCAAGTAAATGGCTCAGGCGTTTGGGGCCAAGGTTCTTACATTAATGGATCAGATGCTCGCTGGAAAGATAACGTCCAGACATTAGAGTGCAACTGTTTAGATATTATAAATAACCTGCGATCTGTTTCGTTTACTTACAATGAAGCCTCTGGTGCATCTGATTTAACCACTCCGCACTTAGGCTTTATTGCTCAAGAAGTAGAGCAGGCTACGGGAAATCATCCGTGGCTTTCTGGCTTGGTTACTGAAGACCCTGAAGGTTATAAAAGCATGGCTTACCAAGGACTAATACCTATTTTGACTAAGGCCATCCAAGAGCAACAGGCTTTGATTGAAGTGTTGCAAGCAGATGTTGAGCAATTAAAAGGTGCTAACTAATGGCTAACCTGTCTGAATTTGTTGTCAACAACAGCGTCTTTCCTTCAATTAATGATGCTGGAACCGGCGGTTTTGCTTTTAGCATTAACGAAGACCTGCAATGTAGATTCTTTAAGGCGATAAAAGAACAGCAATATAGTTTTACTGGAACCGACATTACCCCCGACAACGGCACAATTCAATACAAAACTCTAACTGCAAATACCACGCTTACTGAGTCAATTTTGAACGGGCAGTTTTTAACGCTTATGATTGATGACGGCGCAGGGTATACGGTTACGTGGCCCACTATATCTTGGGTCGGCGGTTCTGCTCCAACATTAGAAACAACAGGCTATAACATCATTGAGCTTTGGCAGGTTAACGGAACTTTGTATGGCGCATTTGTGGGTGCCGCTTAATGTTACGCAGTCGGATGCTTCGCGCCGCAGGCAACATTGGTGCCGAAATTGAATTTGTTGGCGCTACGTCAGCAACAGGCACAGCAGTTCCTAGTTTAAGTGGAATAACCGGCCTTCAAGAAGGGGATTTAGTCATTACCTACGCGACCAGAGACCTTAGCTCTTTCACGTTATCGTCATCGGGTTGGTCTGGATGGACGGTTAATTTTCCGACTAGAGTTAATATTAATTCGATACATAATATCCCTGCTTATAAAATCATGGGCGCAACCGTTGATACTGGGCAGTCGTATACCATTGCTGTTCAGGCATGGACAGCAATTGCCTTTAGGAACGCCACTGTTGATAGTCCAGTTGTTACTAGCTATCTAGAGGGATTCGGATTGAGTCAAGACCCCCCGTCTATTTCTATAGCGACAGACGGAAGCGGGTTGGTTCAACTTTGTGCAATAGATGACGATGCTTCAACTCTTACGCCGTCTACTGGGTACACAAAAGCGGCAGAAGCACAAAACAGTGGCAACGGTAGTAATGCGCTGTGTTACAAACTAGGGCTTTCTGCTGGCACTGAAGACCCTGATTCGTTTTCGTGGTCAACCTCAGACAGCCTGTTTTACAGGGCATTACGCATTATCCCGTCATCGTGAGTAGAGGACAGTAAATGAGCTACATAAAACTAAATAACGGGGTTGCAGAACAATATTCCTTTACTCAACTGCGACAAGACAACCCTAAAGTTTCGTTTCCTAAAGCACCCTCTAATGAGGTGCTGGCTGATTATGATGTATACCCTTACGAAACAGACCCTATTCCTGAAGATGCGCCTGTAGTAGAGGGATCGTTTTTTTATGAGCTTGATGGACAGTGGCGCAAAGGGTTTAACACAAGAGCGATC